ACTTTGGAGCGTCCTCCGGTACTTCTACTCGCATATCAAAGATTCCTAGATTTGGATTCGAATCTTCGAACATTTAATTCTCCTGTATTACGCCTCTAACTGAGACATGAATTGCCGAATTATAACGGCGTTGCAAGAAACGACCATAATCCATAGCTTCTTGCTCGCTACGAATAGAGTCGGCTCGCCAATGTTTACCACCATACTCTTTAGTATGTGCAATCATGGCATCGAATAAACGATAGATTGTAAAGGTGTTATTGTAGTCATGATCAACAATACAATCCTTAACGTCCATTATATATTCGTTAGTATAGTAGTTAGTAAAAGATTCAGCAGAAAGAAAACCCCTTAGCTGCCCGTCTATATAGTCGCCTATTACAAGCGCATGAGGGGTTTCTTTTTGTTTTTCTACCAGTCCAACAAAATACTTTATCCATACAGCTTCATTTCGTTTATAGCCAAAGTACTCATTGTCTTCTGTTGATTTATTCATTAGCGTAATAGCTTCGAATACATCATTGTCCTCTAGTTTTCTTATCATATTTAACTTGGCTTTGTAGGCCAATCCTCTGGATTTAAGTAAGGCCAATTACTGTTGCTAGTAATATCTCTTAGCGCCTGACGATACGTTTGCCATTCTACTAATGTTCCCGGAAAGGTAGCATCTGGTATTTGAGTATAGTCTGAAGCAGCTAAATAAACATTTCTTTTATTAAGCTGTCTAGCTGCATAAGATTCTTCTGACTCATAAGTTGAGCTAGTAACTGGGTCATAGTGTGTATCATAAGTATTAGGTCTAATCCCTACAATTGTTGTAGAGGTTTGAGCCATTGGAGAATCTATTTGCCCTTGCGAAGTTATTTTATTATCATTATCAATAGTAATAAACAATGGCATTATGCAGGTCTCCTTACTTCAGTAATACTTCCGCTAGCACTACACCCAATTGCAGTATCTCCACCAGGTCTTTCCCGATAACAAAAAATATAAATAGTACCTCTTGTTACGTTTACATTAGAGTCTGACATTGATGTTGTAAAAGAACTAGATTGGTTAGGTGAGTTAGCCTGAATGCTTGCACTATCAATTGTATTAGTAAAACTAGTTGTGCTACCAACTGACAATCCTATTTGAGATGATGAATAAGTAGCTGAACCTTCTGTGCCTAGCTGTGTTTCATCTAATACTTTACAAAACACAATATCACCAACACCTGCTTCCGATACAACTGTAACTTGTGAATCATAAGAAACATCTGTATTATAATCAGGATTATCTGCTGTTTCTATCCTAAGAAATTCTGCCCAGCTAGTAATTACTCCGCCTCTATTACCGGATTTACTTTGTAATGTAACACCAATGTCTAGATTTTTCGCTTGAATGCTACCATTAATTCTAATGTGGCTAACATCAAGTGTTCCTGAGTTAATAACAGAAACATCATCACTGAAAAGATAACCCTCTGTTCCAGGATCTACTACATTATCAGCCGCTAGTGTAATCGCACTGTTACCTGGAGTACCTATTACGGTTGATAAGTTTCTTAGTTGTATATAAGCAGTGTTACCATCCTCTGGCGCATACCCTGCACTCCAAACTTCAAACACAGCATAATTACTAGCGTTTCTAGTAATAGTTATTTCTTGACCTCGACCAAGTTGACTTATAATTTCAGTTATAGCTGCTGTACTTGCTCTAACTTTTAAAACAACATGATCTGTGTTACTAACCGGATCTAAATAATCTGACCAAGAAGCTGCTGAAATATTTGCTGCGTTATTACTAAATCCATCACGAAGACCCCATACATTTGCAGCAAAGACTCCTGTTGCAGTGCTATAAGTACTAATAGTATTATTTAAGTTATTAAGAACACCATCAAAACTACCACTAGTTAAGCTACCTCTAGCGGTAATATTATTAAACTCAGCATCGCCACTAGCTCTTTGTATTTGCCAACCACTACTGCCTGCTATATAATTATCAGACTGTATATTAGTACCGAAGTTTACTGATGCAATAGGCGTGTCAAATGTTACTGTAGGACTGCCTGTTGGTGGCTCAATAACTCTAAACCTTGATGACCAAAATAAAGCAGTAGTACTAGTAATATTTACAGTGACAGGGCTGGTTTGCCATCCGCTAGTTAATCCTGTAAAGGCACCTGTCGTAAAGTTATAGCTTGTAGCGGTTGGTGTTCCAGGATTACTTGCAGAAGCTTGAGTATAATACACAAGACCAGATTCTACTTCTGTAGCTGGAGTACCATCTTCTACCATCTTAACAGGTGCAGACCAAGTAAGATTAAAGTCTGTGCCAGTAGTACCTGATATAGTTGCTATTGTGGTTACAATATAAACAGGGTCTGATCCCGAAGGAAACGTTTGAGACCAACCACCAGCGGGTGGTGTTAAAGTCTTTGTAGCAAAATCATATGAGCCACCAGTAGGTGTTGATGGCGCACTTGCTGCCCTTAGATACGCTTCAATTACAATGGAGCTACTTCCATTAACCGCAAAAATTTCAGGAGTAGACCAGCTAGCTGCTGGGATTATTTCTTGTCCTACGTTAGCAGAAATATTAACTGTAGTTATCCAAAGATAATCACCGTTAACTGTGCCTGGAGGAGAAGTCTCCCAGTTAGCCGAACCAAAAGGAGGTGAAGTTGTAAAGCCAGCTTGACTATAATCATAAGTAAGGTCTTGAGCAATAGCAGCAGGAGCAACTGCAGTTGTTGTTCTTGTATAAAGATAAACAGTTGCTGCACTAAAGCTATCAACGCTAATCACTGCTGCTTCACTTGGATTTACGCTTGGCGCAAGTAATCCTTTGTTAATAGCCTCAGTAACTTGATTCATCCACGAATCTTGAGGACTATCACCAGATATAGGTGGACGAATAATTGCCATTATCTAGTTCCTCCTTTAAGGATCTCATACTGTAGTCCAGAAACATTCCATTCATTAGTAGCTGTTTCAGTTAGCTTATAGTTTAGGAATCGTCCTGATTCCTTAATATCTATTTTATAATCACTTGCCACTACAAAGTTATTAGTAATGCCTGTTGTTGGATTAACATTATCTCCAGGATAATTACTACCTTTAACGTACATTGTTAGTGTAGCATTAGCTCCCTCTACTTTCATTGCAATAGTAGATAATGTTTCAGTATCAAACTCAGGACTCATAGCAAGCCTTCTACGTTCTACAAACGATTCATAGGCAGTAGAGTCTACTAAAGAATAAGTCTTATCGCCATACATCAACTCTGTTCCGTAAGCAAACAAAGGAACTCTTTCATTAGGGTTGTTATCATAAGGTGCAATATCACCTGAAGTAATAGTACTATTCATTCTACGAATAGTCCAATTATTTAACCTATAGTTCCAAATAAGACATTCATTAATTGTTGTGCTGCTACCTTTAGGGTAACAAATCCATAGCTCATCTTTAGACTGATAACGTAAAATAAAGAGTTTTTGTTCTTGTGCTTTATTTAAGTTATCAATAAGATAACGCCGAACTTTGCCATCAGCCACTGATTTAATGGATCCAGGATGTCCCCCAAATGTATAAACATCATTACTCCCGACAACAAAGTGTTGACCATCATATTCTTGAACTGCTTCAATTGTTTGAGCACCATAACTATCTGTTACTGTAGAAAAAGAAAAAGGAATAGTTGAGCTTCCTGTTTGCTCTAATGAGTGTATAGAATTATTTGTATAGATATACATTCTACCTTGTAGCTCTGCCATGTCTTGAACAGTGCCAGTTGAAGATAAGGTAAACTCATCCGCTGTATTAGTACCAGCAGCAAACGGATTCCAGTTAGCAGGCACTGCTCCAGGCGCAGCAACATCCGATGTTCTTACTACACCAGCCAAACGCCTTACAATAACTGTATTAGTGTTATCATACTCTGTAAGATTACCAGCAACAAGAAGATTCTTATAGGCTCTAATCACACCACAACGTACACGAACTACATTAGTAGATCTTACTTTACAAACAACAGTATCACCGCTTTGTATCATAGCAACACTAGGTGTAATGATTGTTGTGTTAGTTGAGGCTTGATTAGAACAAGTAAACGTAGTTTGATTATTACCGTCTTTATCGTCTGAGTTACTACCTAACGAACTAAACTTAGCATAGTTTCTAATTGTATTAGTAGCACTATTAATAATAGTAATTGTCGCTTCTTGTTTACTAAAGTCTACTAGCTGCCCTAGGTTAAAGTCTAGTGTTTGATTAGCAGAATCCCAGACAGCAGAAGATATTTCTTCATTAGCATAATAAGAATCCCAGCCTGGAAGTTCATACATATCTAAGTTAGCAATGTTAGTATTTCCAGGAATATCTTGAGCATACAGCGGTCTTTCAATTCCATTATTAATAATAAAAGTAAAACCACCATTAAATAAAGTATGTTGCCAAACACCGCCTTGTGCAATCCCTGACTTTAATACTTCAGTAGTTTGCACACCGTCATTCTTTAATGCGTGTATTGTATCTGTAGATCCATTGTTAGTTACTACAATATAATAACCAGTTCCAGGATTAAGGTTTGGGTTATCCCAAAACGCTATGTATATAATAGGATCGGAGAAAGGCGTTGTTATCGCCTCCTCTCCTTCCATCTTTCTAACTGCACCATCTCTAAATCTAACATTAAGACAATCAGTAAAAATGTTTTGTGCAAGAGAAGCGGCGGGTAAATCCTTTACTACACCTGCAGATGCTATATCATTAATCGGTACGACTTGACCTGCCATTTATTTCTCCTTTAAGAACACTCTTTTTGACCTGTGAGCGGGTCGATAAAGCAAGCCTCAACCGTTCCCGTTTCTTGTACCACTTCCGCAGCTTCGCTAGGTACCTGCGCTTCTTCTTCCACGGTTTCTTCAATGGTATTAAGGATTCCAAACCGTTTCCCTGACATCCGGAACGTAGTGCATCCCTTCGCCCCGCCCTTCCAGGCATCAACATAGACCTTTTTAAAGTCTTCATAAGAGACATCATCTCCGACGTTACAAGTTTTTGAACATGCAGAATCAATATAATGCTGTGCTAATAGTAATACAGCTAAGTGCTCCTGCACCGAAATATCATTTGCACTGCGGCCTTTTACACCACGTGCATAAGCATAGTCTTCTACTCTTTCAATAATCGGCCCATCAAATGTTTGAATGGTACGATCGTAGTAATGCGAAAATACAGGTTCAATACCACCTGAGATGTTGTCGGCCACAATAGATATAGTGCCAGTAGGGGCAATAGAAGTAAGGTGACTATTTCGGATACCATGTTCTCTGATCTCCTTTTTAACAGAAGCTGGAAGTGTACGAATAAAATTAGATTGTAAGTAAGCTTCACGATAAAGTGGGAATGCGCCTTTCTCTGCTGCTAGTCGCGCAGATGCTCTGTAGCAATTGTCACGCAAGCACGCGAATACTTTTTCTGCCCACACAAGAAATTCTGGTGAGGCATACGGCATTCCAAGCAGTTCTCCGGCATTAGCCAAACCAGTGATGCCAAGTCCCATACGGCGCTTGTTCTTTGCTTCATCTGATTGTTGTTTAAGTGGGTAGATGGTTCGGTCAATAATATTGTCCTGTGCTCTAACAACTTCTGGAATATCCTTTTTAAATTGTGTAAAGTTAAAGCCGTCAGCTTCAACATACTTAGTAAGATTAAATGAACCAAGTAGGCATGCACCATAAGCGGGTAGTGGCTGCTCGCCACATGGGTTAGTAGCAGCAATCTCTTCACAGTAGTGAAGGTTGTTCATCTCCGTAATGCGGTCAACAAACAGCACACCAGGTTCTGCCCAATCCCAAGTCGACGACATGATTTCATCCCACAACGCTTTTGCGGATATCGTTTTGTAGTCGATGCCATCGAAGCACAGTGTGAAAGAATCGTCGCTATCATTAGTCAGCGCCTCCATAAACGCATCAGTAATGCCTACACTAATATTAAACCCGGTTAGCTTATCGCTATTACGCTTAGCTTGAATAAACTCTTCAATGTCTGGATGGTCTACTCGTAGTACTCCCATCTGTGCGCCACGTCGATGGCCTGATGATGCAATTGTTTGACAGACAGCATCAAAGATACCCATAAAAGAAATAGGTCCGGAAGACTGTGAGTCTAGTGATTTAATCTTTGCACCACGTGGGCGAATCTTACTAAAGTCGTAACCAATACCACCACCTCGGCGCATAGTCTCAGCGGCTTCAGCTGCTCTATCCATAATAGAAGCCATGCTATCTTCAATCTCACCAGATACAAAACAGTTATACGCTGTTGTAATACGACGAGATCCAATAGCAGACTGTACTCTACCAGCGGGGAGAAACCTCATATTCCCTAGAATATCTTCTAGGCTATATCGATGTTCTTCATTATCACATAGGGTCTTAGCAATTCTTTTAATCTTGTCATCAAATGTTTCATCTGACTGACGGTATTTCATCTTATCAATTTCTTCAGCAATGGTTGTAGTTGGTCCAGTATATTCAGTATTGTGCATATTTTTATTCCCCTATATGGTTAGATGCGCCTTCCTCTTATAGGGGACATTTAATTCAAATCTACACCATTCGCATTCTTTTTACAAGGCGATCAGCTCGGTTAGTTACTTGCTGATACCAACGGCTATCAACCATTTCGACAGCAGCCCTATGCCAATCACCAGCATCTACAGCAGCCTTCATACCTTTAAACTTACTTAGCCTAGACCTTCCCATATTAAACATCATATTAGCAATAATCAATTGGACTTGCTCAGGCAGAATGCTAAAGTTGGGGTATAAGAGTGTGCACTCCGATAACACTGTTTCGACATCACTAGCGAAGCACTCATTGACTCTATCTTCTGAGACTGGTGTTCCAACTGGTAGTCCATACTCAGGATCGCTATTGAGAATAAGGTGACCAATACCAAAAGTAGGGAGGCCAAGATGATCCAAGTAGATCTCATACTTACAGCCCTCGTCAATCTTAAGTTCTTCTCTAAGGGTCTCTATATTCATTTAGTTAGCCCTGCTTTCTTTTCATATGTACGTAAAGTTCCAATACCAAGCATACCTCCTAGAACAGGCAGCAGGGTCCCCATATCAAACTCGGGTAGTACAGGTAGCTCTGTACCTGTTAAGGCTACCACAAAGAGCAGGATGGGCTGTAGAACAAAGTGATATGCAAAGGCTGATGCACATACCCAACCAACTGCTGGTCTCCAGCCACCTTTAAAAATACTTGTACTAGCTGCCTCAGCTTTATTAATTTCAAGCTGCGCCATTAATTGTTCTTGGGCATGACGTTCCGACATTGTTGCAATCTCATGGGCAAGCTTTGCTCTTTGATCGGCATCAGGTATAAACTTATCTAGGATACCTGTGACTGGTCCTATAAGTGCTTCAAGCATAGTGTCCTCCTACAGTTCTTGTCCTTTTAACTGTACACATTTAAATTTTTTAGGGGCTAGATCATTACCTTGTAATTCCATAATAGCATTTCCCATTTCATAAGCACGCTCTCTGCATTGCTCGTAGGTTTTGTATGGGCCCCGTGTATCGTTGAACTCCCAACAGTCTGTAGGTACAGACAAGCTGCAAGCTAGTACTAGTGTTTTAAACATAATTAGCCGCCTTTGCTATAGAAACCATAACTGTTATAAGAAGACCTATGGCTACTGCTAGGATAGCCGTAACTAACCCAACAGTTTTCATAGTATCTTCAAATTCCTTGGCTTTCTGTATCATCTCTCGCCTAGCCTTAGCTTCAGCTTCTCGTTGTTCTTGTAACCGTTTAGCACGTTCAGTTAAGATACCTTTCCAAGTACCATGACCAAACCTCATGTCAACCATAGTAGCTACTTCCTGCAACTTCTCTGCTGCGAGTTTAGCATCTATCATTTCTTTAGCTACAGTATCTACCCCAAATTGATCCCCAAGTCCACCACCAGCCTTCTTGTTTCTGGCTTGTTGTACTTGTTTTTCACCTGTGAACAGGTTGTCAATCTGGTTTGCTATTTGTCCAATATCTTGAACAGTGTTAATATGAGTCTTAATAAAGTCTACACTCTGTTTAACAAGTGCAATCCCAGCTAAGGCAGTACTGATAGGTTCCATTGTAGCTCCTTATAACTTCATTAACAGGGATGCAGCAAGGCCAACGACTATTACCGTTGAACCCATTATCATTGCTTCTAAACGCCACATACGTTTGTCTAATGACTCAAGTTTACCGTGAACCATCTCATAACGTACTGCACATTCTTTTTCGTGGGCGTTTAATTCTAATTGAACACGTAGTTCAGGGGTGAGGTCTGAAGACTGTTCTAGTTTCATTCTGGTTTAGTAGGCCACACAACATCGTCAAGCGAGGTGTAGCTGTCAGTAATGTCACGCAATGCCTGACGGTATGCTGTACGCTCGGCGCTCATTGTAAGGTCAGACAATGCCCACCAATCGGTAGCCGCAATCAAGAGGTCACGCTCGGCGCGTAACAGCTTCAAAGGCTCCGCTGTATTAAGCTCGGTTAGCTTTGCGTTGACGGTTGCCCAGCTACATCCCCAGTCAGCTACGTTGCTGCTTTCGATCGCTGAACCGTTAGCGTCTGCTCCAGTGACTTTGCGGAACATCTCGTTAAATTCGGCCTCAGTGGTAGGTTCGCCACGGAGTACCCATTCGGTAATGCCTAACTCAGTTAGGGCTTCTGCTATTGATGCCATTTTGTTTACTCCTGTTTAT